CTTAGCAAGGGGGTCTTACCTTTACACGGCTAACGAGCCGCAGTTAAAACTAGAGGAGAAATCTCAATGGATAGCTTAGTGCGTCGACTTGGAAACACTGTTTCCAAATCACGAAGTCCGGTGGATACAATTCATATTGTTCCACCATCCGAGGAGTATGTTAATGATTCCAACACATTCCTTGGCTTCTTTGGATCAAGTGGCCCTCTGGTCACCCATTCCGCTGAAGAGACTATTGTTTATACAAATCAGCCTCCCTCTACCCGAGGGAAGTCGAATTTTTGTATGCACACTAAGAAGCAGCTTGCTTACGGTGGTACCCCTAGTGCACCAGTAATGTTGCACCATATACCGGGGAATCGTAGATACAAACTCTATGCTTTCCATATCGATAGCAAGTCCTATCACTTAAACATTCTCGAAGATGCTAAGGCAGCGTTCACCCATAACTTGGGAGATGCTGTTCTTAACGGTTCGGGACAGGCGTATATTAATACTGCTTGCGAGCAGATACGTCCTGATCTCACAACGATATCACTGCCCAATTTCCTTATAGAAATTGATCAAATTCAAACGTTGTGGACTATGTGGAAGTATAAGTTGAGTGATGCTAAGAGACTCTATTCCACTGCTAAATTCGTGGCAGGGGTCCATCTCGGCCTGGTTTATGGCGCTAGACCTCTTGATGAGGATCTTCACGCCATTACCGGGATCGTGTTTGACCTGAATAGCAAGTTGAAAGCCTTTATTGATAGTTGTGGTAAGATATTTTCGAACCAAGTTACTATCTTTAATGAGACCCTCAAGGTATCGGGTACCAAAGAGGTAATTCCCGGATCCGGGCACTTTACCAATTGGAATGGCACGCTTGAAAGGCGTGTCACAGCTCATATCACCTGGAAGCCTCAAGCTTTAAAAGCTGTGGGCGACCTCCAGACTGCCGTTAGAGTCTTATTAGACTCTTTCGGAATTGAGCTTAACCCCAGAATTCTATGGGATGCTATACCTTTCTCTTTCGTCGTCGATTGGTTTCTCGACGTCGGATCAGTGATTGGTAGGTATCGCATAGATGCTATGGAGTTACCGATACAGTACGTAGATTCGTATCTACAGTACAAGGAAGTTTTAACTGTCGAGTCTAGGGTGGTATTCTTTCGGGATAACCCGAATCTATCTCCACACTATTCCGACGGGGGCTGGGTTACGAAGAAAGAATTCTTTCATCGTCTCCCAATACTTCCGGACTATTGGGTTTTAACATCCAATGGTTGGAAGCTGCCTTCGCTAAACCAAGCCTATATAGGTCTTAGTTTGGCTACCGTTCTGGACTTTATCCCAGATGATAGAAAATTCTGGGCAAAAGTTTTAAAGAACTTGTGAAAGTTCTCAACACTTGATCCTTATTTAGGATCGTTAACACCCCTTATGGGGGAAGGAGCATCACTATGGCTCTAGGTTCCTCACTCTCCCTTTCAGAGGACACCGCCGGCGACGTTGATACGAACCTTTCGGTTCTTAATCTGCGTGCAGCCGACGTTGACCGCTCCATTTTCTCCCTTCCTGGATTAACACTCCCGGAAGAGTTGAAGATGACAGTTTCTCACGAAACTGGAAAAGGTGGCGAGCAGCGGCATTTGGTACGTCTCGATAATACAAAAATCGATGCGCTCCTTGTGCCGGCGACGGTATCCGTTTATATGGTTATCGTCCGCCCCCCGAGCACCGCTATAACAAACGCTGTCGTCATCAAGAACGTTAACCGACTGGTTGACTTCTTGATTGAAGGCGGCGCGAATGCTAATGTTACGGCCTTGCTTAACGGCGAGGTGTAAATCCTTGTCGTTTTAACGCATAGCGACATTTCCTTCACTGTTAGGTGTCTGGAAGTGAGAACGGTTTCTTGGAGTCCTAGGTTTTGGTGCTTCTTGGAGACATTCCATTATGGATAGTCTGAAAAGCCTCTGCCCTTTGTGGGCAGCCCTAGCTAGGAACCAACGCTATCGGCATCTGGTTGAAACTGAGGATTTCCTCACATTTCAACGAAGAGCCGAACATGAGGGCATCACTTTTTTAACGACGACCTTGCCTAGTATAGGCAAGGCCCTTGATAATTTCCATAGTACAACACTATGGAGTCCTCCTGAGCACTTTGTGTGCGAGGGAGATGGCATTCCCAAATTTCTTGGGAAAGCTATCAAGGCTGCGTTGAATGGTGACTCTCTGGCCGTAGATTGTGTTCGTCAACTGACGTTCGCTTTCTATAAACTGGAGGTGCAGTATGCTAAGGCTACGATTGGAGATTTTCTCGATAGTTTTATTGCTATTGATATGGATCTCCCTGATGCAACGACTTTACACAGCGATTTTGCTGTGGAAATTCATGTAGCATTAATGCGTCGGCTTATCACGAGGGTTTTGTGTAACACAAGCCCTTGGGATATTCGACCATGTCATGGCTCTGGCGCCACAGCCTGCCGCACGAAAAATTGGGACAAATGGCACAAGTTGAGGTACTATCCTCAGCTTGATGCAGTTTATCCCTATGCGGATTACTTCTTCTATAACTACGCTCATCTAGCTGATGAGTTACAAATGATAGAGGAAGGGGCTGTCTGCAGTCCTCAGGCACGTGTTGTATTAGTGCCTAAGGACTCTCGCGGACCTCGCGTCATCTCATGTGAACCTGCTGAATTACTTTTTATTCAGCAAGGTCTAATGAGGTTGCTCTACCAGGTCCTCGAGTCCAACAATCTTACCGCTGGTCGGGTGAATTTCTCCGACCAGGAGGTCAATCGGGAACTTGCTCGCCAGGGTTCTATCTCTGGCGAATGGGCTACCCTTGATCTCTCTGAAGCTAGCGACCGAGTGTCGCTAGACCTTATTCGAGCAGTTTTTCCGCTCGATTGGGTTACGTGTCTCGAAGCATCACGCTCCGATCACACTGAACTTCCAGATGGTAGAATTGTTAAGCTCAAGAAATTTGCCCCTATGGGCAGTTCTTGTTGCTTCCCAGTTGAAGCACTCGTCTTTTGGGCGAGTTGCGTGGCAACATTGCAGCGTCAGAACTTTAAGTGGGAGATTACAAACTCCATTAAAAGCGACGCTGTCAATGACAGAAACATCAATGCTTGCTTCCCGTTCACTGGAAGTCGAACGGGGGAGAAGCATGATGTCTATGTCTATGGCGATGACATCATTATCAGACCAGCTAACGCTGAAAAGATAATGTTCGACTTGGAATCGATTGGATTGAAAGTCAATCGGCCCAAGTCGTACGTTTCGGGACCTTTTCGTGAATCTTGTGGGGGTGATTATCATAATGGTTATGATGTAACCCCCGTTCGATTTCGGAAGGCCCTTAACGAGTCAGGTATTTCCATCGCTGCCTGTAGTGATCTTTGCAATGAGTTCATTGCAAAGTTTGGGTACAATGAGTCGGCTGAAGTCATTTCAGTTATTGAAATGCTCGTCGGCTATACGTATCCCAGGACTCTTTTAGACATACCTATGACTATCAGAGCCACTGATACTGCAGTTAATACTGAATTCTTTAAGAAACGCTATAACAAGCGTTTCCAGAGAGTTGAGTATCGCGTTCTCAAACTAATTACGGAGGTTTTAACCTTACGTGAACCAGCTTGGAGCGAGCTCCTTAAAAAGGAGCTTACCCGAGAACGTTACAGCGATGTGTTCGCAGCAGAGAGGAAGTACGCCCCTTTGTGGGATCGTGAGCCTCTCCTGCCCGGACAGTACGCCGTACCCCATTCGGCAGTCAAAAAATGGGGATGGGTCTGGCTTGGTTAGCCAGAGGCATCACGCGGTCTGCTTGACCG